CTGTTAAGCCAATCGTCACAAGAAGATATTATCTCTTCAAGACAGTCGATTGCGGCGTTTTTGTCTTTTGATATTTTTTTAAGAATATCCTCGATCATTTAAGCAGACCCTCTGTTCGCAGTTGCCCCGCAAGCTGTGATACATATTCTCTGGTGCAGTTGTTGTTTTTTGCAATATCGGCAATTGACGATGTTGAAAAGTTCTTCAGAATATCGGCAATTAGCTTAACAACTCGCGTTGAGGGATATTGGCGGCTTTTTACAGAGGGCTTGCGACCCTCGTAAATCTTGCATTTTTTAATGGCATGATAAACGGCTGGCGTGGTGCAGTTAAAGAGTTTGGCAATCTCGGTTGCCGATACGGGGCCGTGGGACAAGATTTCTTTAAGTTTTTCTTTTTGGATTTTCATAAGGTGGATTTGACAACTGACTTGGGTGTTCGTTCAAAAAAAATTTGTTTGACTTTATTTGAACGCCAGATAGGTTCCGCTGTCAATAGACAAAGACGAACGGCACGTCTGACATATTTGCCGAACAACAAGCCGTAGGTATGCAAGGATAAAACCGCCGAACGCTTGGAAAATCCGCCCCAAGGAGCGATTGAGATAGCCGCCTTGGGAATTCATCAGGTGATGATAAAGTGCCAGACTTGTTCTGGGAGATGCGTTCACTAGCCATCGGTCATAGATTGGCAACCTCGGAGCCGTAGTGAACAAGGCACAACTAACCATGCGCGAAAACGTCAGGGATAGGTTGTTCAGCCATATTTTTAGCCCCTTCGCAGGGGCGAGATGTGGGCAAACTCCCATCGCTCTCCCGTAGGGATAGCGTTGATCATATATCGACTTATAGCCATTTATATCCATTTATAAACCAAATTTATTAGAAATAACTATAATCTTCCGAAATAAATAAAAAAAGATTGAACATGTTTAAAAAATGTGAGTCTATACATACATAGCAGTTTTGGTTCTTTTAAATTTTAAGGGGGAGAGAATTGGATTCGACGAACGGCCATGCCTTCGCACTCGGTTTCGATACCGACTCCTCCAGATTTTGACTCCTGCCATTTTAGACGCAAGTTCATGGTGGACATCAGGGGTCTCGCTGCGGTCATTGAGGGCATCAATGTGAGTAAAGCGTTCCGGCGGGTTCGCATCACGGGGATGAGCGACCTGAGCCGTAGCTCCATTTTTTCACGTTCCTGTGTCGGACGAAGTATTCGCAGAACGCAGATTGGGAACTCCCGACGAGCAAGTATCCGTAGAAAAGTGCGAAAGGACATCAACACGGATAGCCGCGCCGATGCGATGATGCTCTGTGTGGCCACACAACATCTAGCTCGGAAGAAAGTCCCCAAGGACATCCAGCCATAATTTTTGTTGGGCAGCGTGACAACTTCACGGCCAGTTCAGCCCTCTACATCCTCGTGATGAATGGCGTCTGGCGGGACGGGCGGGGCATGAGCCTCTTAGACTCCCGAAAGCCCCATGCTTGACTTTTATTTGTTTCTATATAAAATATTCAGAAATGAAACTATTAAAAGTTGCAACAGGAATGCCGCTCGGAACCTTTAAACACGGAGACAATCACCCAATCCATGGAGAAAAAAGAAAATTTTACAAATATTCAAACGGAAAAGAGCTTTGGTATAAAAAAGAAACATTTGAAGAATATTTAAAAAAACAAAGGCGAAATTCAAAAATATACAATAAGCGATTAAGAGAAACGAATTACAAAAAATATATAAACAATAAAAAGAAATATCGAAACAAAGTTAAGTCAGCAATTTATAATCGCTTGTGGAGGCAAAAAAACAAAGAAAAATACAATGCCAACATGAGAGAATATTATAAAAGAAAAAAACAAGAGCCTCAATATCGAATAAAATTAAATCTGCGATCAAGACTCAAAGATGCATTAAAAAGATCATTTTCCGGGAAGCCGTCGCTGTCATTGGTTGGATGTTCTATTGAATTTCTAAAAAAACACTTGGAATCAAAGTGGACTGATGGAATGTCTTGGGAAAATTACGGAAAGTGGCATATTGACCACATACTGCCATGCAGTAGTTTTAATTTAACAATTCCAGCCCAACAAGAGAAATGCTTTAACTGGAAAAATCTTCAGCCGTTGTGGGCGAAAGACAACATTAAGAAGGGCGCAAAAATTTTGACCACATAGCGCACTCCGTTCCCAACAAATTTTTTAAAAAAAGATTGAACGTTTGTGGTTAATCTGTGTCTATTGACTCGTATGAAAAACCACACTAATCCTAGTCAAACAGTTAAAATCCTCAATTACCTTCTCAAAGGTAAATCAATCACACCGCTTGAAGCGTTAAGCCGTTTTAAGTGTTTCCGACTGGCATCCAGAATCAACGAAATCAAACGCTCTGGCATTAAAATCAGCAAAGAAATCGTTTCCAGAAATGGCAAACGCTATGCGAAATATTCGATTGCCAAAAAAATCAAAGCAGCAGCAATGCTTTTGATTTTTGTTTGTGGCGCAGCCCAAGCACAAGAAACAATCAACTACAGCGGATATTCGTATAATACTGGTTACGGGAACAATTCTCCAACATATAACTATGGAACAGCAACCGTGACACAGCCAGATTCCACGGCAAAAAGAACACAAGCATTGGTTGATAACATTGTCAGAGACTCTCAGGCTCGCACAGCAGAAGCCTATCGCCAATTGGATGCAAGCCGCGCACAACGGCAGCTTGAGTATCAAACACAAGAACTTCAAAAGCAGACAAAACTTTTGCAAAAATTGGCCAACCAATGAACTATCTTAACGTAAACATTCCGTTTTTCTTTGCATTCTTGGACAAAGGATTCTTTTATGACCTTGAGCCAAGCGTGACAAGAGAAAGAGTTGTTGTAGAAGTTTTCGCCTACACGTCAATACCCCAAAGGTGCGGAATGTTTAGCGTTATGACCGAATACGGCTCACAACACGCCAGAGTTCCAATTCAATATCTCCATACAGATGAAACGGGTGGCAGCAACTACCCTCTGGACTGGATTCAGCTATGGGACTCCATGAGCTACTACTGCTCGGTCAACATCTTGGACTACTGCAAAAACCGCGCAGCCAACATTATGTTGAAGAACAAGTCTTTTGAAAAAGCCCAATACATGTTCACCTTGGATTGGTGCTTGGGGCCACATTATACCTCTGGGTATGGAGAGATGGCGGCTGGCCACAAATGCGGCCATGTGTTTGCTGGAGACGGGCAATACTTTATCCAGCCAAATAATCGCGTGTTATGGATGGACGGCGGTTCATTTATTGCCAAGAAATTTGACACCAAGCCAGACTGGAAAGTATTCAGCCAAGAGTTTAGCTGTGAACGCACAGGCAGCAGGTGGGTAAGCGAAAGCGAGGAGGAACTATGGTTTTACGACTTCAAAGAGCAGGGATAGGAATAGCAATACTTATTGCTAACGGTTGTGTTTCTTATCCACGGCCCTATCCTTGGAACTTCCCCCCAGCCCATGAATGGAACGCGCCACTTGAAACCAGTTGGGTCAATCTTGTTGATAACTGGCGAAAATTGACAACTCCAAGCAATAAGGTCTATTGCGAAATCACAAAATCTTACCAGCCCGATTTTGGCTACGAGATAGAAAAACTCAAGGCTCTTGATCGGGATTTGGAAGAGCATGAACTATATCAATAATCCAACCCAACTTCCTAGCATCCCTACCATTAGCATGAACCCAATCATGGCACTCACGACACAAAGCGGCAAAATATTCGTATTTACACAACCATTGACCCACCCTGCCAGCCTTATGGTGTATGTCAGTGCTCTTTTTGTTTTTGCAACGCTCGCATTGTGGATGGAGAGCAAGATACGCACCCTTTACCTTATCATACTCACGATATTGCTTTGCGCGTTTTGGGGATGCTCCCCGCAACCTGCCGCCTCTTTTTAAAGGAGTTTTTGAACGAAGTGGAGTTTTTCTTGTCAAATACATAACGATGAATAATTTAAATTTTGTATCTGAACCAATCGTGTGGCACGACTACGGCGATGAAAAGCCAAATGTAGCTGGAGTTTACATCATTGCCAACGAAAATTGCAACCCTCCATTTAGGACGGCATGTTATTATGATCCCTATTACGGTTGGAGTGGAGTTGGCCACGTTCTTGAAAAATTGATTAAATATTGGGCGGAGTTTCCTAAATGTCCAAATTCAAAGTAGTATTAACGGTCATATCAACAGATTCCGTGTCCCCGTGTCCTGTTGGGCCAAGATTTAGAAGGGGCTTACCAATGCCGATGGAAAACATTTACCAAGAGCGCGGAGGATATTATTTTGACCCAGCAACAGAGATTGAAGCGGCACAAAATTTAGCAGAAAGCCTTGAGAGATACCTTAACGATCATAGCAACAAAAAGAAAAGAAAATGAATATTGTATTTGCATATCATAACGGAGATGTTGAGCTTGCCATTGAGTCAGCCAAATCCATCAAATCAATAGGGGCAAACATAAGGCATAAAGCCACCATCTGTTGCCCAGCCGAAACCAAAGAAGTAGATCAAATTTCGGGAATCCTAAAAGAATGTTTTGTGGATGTTGGCAGGATTGTGGCACAAGATGGATTTAATGGTTGGCCGCTTGGCCCAAATCAGATGTTTGTGGACGCCGCTGTTGAATGTTACTCCAAGGGAGAGCCTTGGTATTTTTGGGAGCCAGATTGTGTTCCCGTAAAAGCTGGATGGTGCGACATCTTGCAAGACGAATACGCCAAGAACCCTTCAATCCTTGGGTGCATGTATAATGAGGGGACAACCACCGGAGGGAAAAAAGTTCACAAGCTAATTGTGGGTAGCGCGATTTATCCGCCAAACTTTTTTGATTATTGCCCCTTGGCGAGAAACTTAAATTCTTACAACCTGTCCTACCGATCTGCGGGGGTCGAGCCAGAACCTTGGGACGTGTATTGCCGTTGGGAGTTTTTAAAAATAGCAAGAGACACGCCCCTGATTCGTGCGTATTGGAAAAGCGTGAACTATCAGAGGAAGGACGGCAAAATTGTGTTTTTTGCCGACAGTCCAGACGCGCAAGAAATACAAAACGTAACCTGTCCAGATCGCTTTGTGTCAATGGACGCTGTGGTTATCCACGGATGCAAAGACGGCTCGCTCCATAAAATGGTTCAGGAGGGACTTGCGAAAACTTCGGGTTCCGAAAATTTAAAGGGGTTCCCGAAGCCAGTTTCGGCAACCCTTAAAACGTCCAAATCTGATTTGAAACCCAAAAAAGAAAAAAAGAAACGCCGCGTTATTTCAGATCAAGAGCGCGAGCGCAGAAGTGATCACATGAAAGCTGTGGCTGCAAAACGCTGGGGCAAGCAAAATGTTCAGTCCCAAACTTCTTAACCACCAACAGGTTCCAGCATCCCAACTTTTACGCGCCCTGCAAAACGGGACAAGAGAATGGGGATATGCTGGGGCTGTTGACATGAGCGAGGTTGGTATGGGGAAAACCTACTGCGACCTTGCTGCCGCCATTGAAACTGGACGCAGGGTTGCTGTGCTTTGTCCTGTTGTTGGCGTTGAGGGGTGGCACAAGGCGTTTTCTCACTTCGGGGCGGAGCCATACCACATTGGGTCTTACGAAGCCGTAAGGGGCAACTGGAGGCCCAGCATAGGACAGTTTGGCGACAGGTATTTCAAGTGGAACAACCCCAGCGATATTATCATTATTGCAGACGAGGCACAGATAACCCGAAACATGGACTCCATAACAACCGCCTGTATCGGTGGGGCCATAAAGCAAAACATACCAATAATTTGCGCCAGCGCAACGCTGGCTCTTTCTCCGCTTGAACTGCGTATTGCAGGAAGGATAACAGGCTTGCACTCTGGAGGAGATGACTGGATAAGGTTTATGTATGGCAATGGATGCCGATACAACCAAGACGAGGACAGGTGGTGGTGGGACAAAAGCTACACAGAAAAACTTGTCGCAATTCACAAGCAGCTTATTCCACAAAGAGGTTGCAGGATGAGAAAATCAGACCTTGGAAGCGAGTATGCAGGAACAACAATTGAAGTCCTTCCATTCATTGTTGAGGAGTTTTATGAGATTGAAAGAAAATGGGAGAAAGCCGACAAGCAAGCCAGATGGATGGAGTCCCAAGGAATAGACAGAAATATCATTATGAACGTTCGGCGCGGCAACAGAATGAAAGCGTGGAAAGCTTCAGAAATGGCCCTTGTTCCTCATGTCTGCAAAAGAATCCAAGAAGACATAAAGTGTGGCAACTCTGTAGCCGCTTTCTTTTCTTTTACGGAAAGCAGGGAACTTGCTGGAAGCATCCTCGGAACAAAAGACGGCTTCTTTGGTGGTCAATCTCCAAAAAAACGAAAAGAACTTATCGAAAAATTTCAATTGAACGAAATACACATTCTCCTGTCTAACATCGGAGCGGGAGGCGCAAGCGTTAGCCTCCACGACACTACAGGAACCAGACCAAGAGTGAGCTACATATTTCCAACAGATCAACCAGTAAAAATGGGACAAGCCATTGGGCGAATTGATCGTTGTGGCGGAAAGACCCACGCAAGGCAATACATTCCGTGTATCGCGGGAGGGATGAGCCAATTCATGGTTGAGGGTTGCGCCAAAAAGCTTAGACAGCTTCAAATACTTAATGACGGCCAATAATTTATGAAAGAAATCATATACGAACAATCAGCCGAAGCCGCAACATTGTCATGCATTTGTCATGCACCGACAGAGCTGCAAAAGGAAATGGTTGAAAAGATAAAAGAAGATCACTTTTATCTTAACGAACACAAGCTGATTTATCGTGCCGCGCTTCGACTTATTGCACAAAACTTACAAGCTGACTGGGTTACGATTATGAACGAGCTTGAGGCCCAACAACAGCTTGCATCTGTTGGGGGTCAACAAAAGATTGCGGAGATTGCAACCTTTTGTCCATCTCATACAAACTGGACAAGATACTATCCAAAGCTTGAGGATGCTCGCTATCGCCGTTCTTTGGAGGTTTTGGCATCCGACATGATTCATAAAGCGAGAGACAGGGAGATGACCCTTGACCAGCTTAAAAACTGGAGCGAAACAAGTGTTATGAAGGCTGACTTCATGCTTGATGACGGAGACAAACTTTCCATTAAGTCCGCTGCTGACGCTGCCGTGTCAAACATTGAAGCTATTCTTCGCGGAGAACCAAGGCGTGGTGTATCTACCGGAATGAAAGAGATAGACAAAATATTGGCCTTTGGGCTTCGCGGTGGGGACATGGCGGTTTTGGCGGCTCGTCCAAGCGTTGGCAAGTCTTCTGCTGCAATGCAGATTGCAGAGCATGTTGCGCTAGACCTTAAAAAGCGCGTGTTGATATTCTCTCTGGAGATGACCAGCGTTTCATTGATGGAAAGAATGATTCGTTCAAGGGCAAGAGTTCCGGTTGCCCATCTCTTGGCTCGCGCTGTAACCAACGATCAAAAGATGGCTTTGGCAAATGCCACTCAAGAAATCATTGATTCCAACATATTGTGCGATGACTCCTCTGGCCGAAGCATGGGATATATTAAGGCGGTATCCAGAAGGGCGCACCAGAAACAGCCAATAGACCTAATCGTTATAGATTACCTTCAGCTTATCCACGGAGACTCAAAACGCGGAAAGGAAAACAGGGTTTGCGAAGTTGAAGAAATCAGCAATGGCGTTAAAGAATTGGCAAAGAGCTTGAACGTGCCAATTCTGATTTTGGCCCAACTAAACCGCGACCCAGAGAAGCGCAAGGGCAAGCCAAACATGGCAGACCTAAAAGGCTCTGGCGCAATTGAGCAAGATGCGGATATTGTCATTATGATTCATAGGGACGATGAAGACCCAGAAAATCAGACACAGATGCCGTATGTAGAGTTTGTTGTTGCCAAACACAGAGACGGAGCCACGGATAGCTGTAAGATGCTATTCAACAAGCCAATCACAAGATTTCAAGATATTGGCTAAACTTTTTTCTTCCAACACCAATCGGGAAACTCTAAATTTTCTCCACCTTGAACACTAACGGGCAAATGAACGCTAACAGAATTGTAGCATCCGCAAATCCCACAAGCTTTAAGCTGCGGGTCAAACGATGTTTTTCTTGCACCAGCAATGTGTGGAAGCATTCCAGCGATGCCCTTACATCCCCAACATCCAGCCGCCTCAATTTGGTGAGGGCAAGAAGCACAGATTTTAGCTCTCCGTTCAGCTTCTTCTTGTTCGACAAGTGAAAACTTTGCTTCTTTGGCAAACTTATACATTGCTGTAACCCATCTGGTAATTGCGCCGAATCCAAGGGTCTGTTTCACTTGAGAGCATGGCTTGCAGAACTTGTAGCCGGGAAGTTCGTTGCAAATCGCGTTTTCAACCTCTCTTACTAAATCCGCTGGCGGCACAAGCCCAAGGGACATAATCGTTTTTGTGCATTCCTTTACAAGCTCCCCGAAGTCTGCCGCACGAACCATTATGTCCGTCATGGGGCAAATACAGCGAAAACCATTAGGAGGAACTGCTTCCTTTCTGCTTAGACAAAATTTAAGGGAATTACTCATTGACTACCAATTCGGCCTCAAATGTGTTGTTGTCTGGAACCTTTAACGATTCCAGCTTTGTTGCAATGTTTATCTGAACCTGTGATTGTTGGTTTGGTTCAGAGAAGTTAATTGTTGCGGCTTCCGCGAGTTGTTTGATGTTACGCATCATACCCAACGCCTCCATACCATCAAGCTCTTGCGCGGCATCTGCGGCTTTAACCAAAACCTTGCCAGTCAGAAACTTAATGGACTTCTTCATCGTTTCAAGAGATGCGGTTATGTCAGAAATAAGGGTTGGGACATCATCGCTTTCCCAAGGTGCTGGAGACTGGTCATTGACAAGACGCTCTCTGCAAATCTTCCATCTTTGAGTGTCGGCCCACATGCTTACTGTTGCGTGGCTGGCGTTTAGCTCTTGTGCAATTTCCGCAATATTTCTTCCAGCGCAATACATTGAGAATCCCTTAATGCATTGTATTCTCTTGTCCTGCTTCATTAAGCTCATGTCTGGCGGAGGGGCCGCAAGCTTAACGGGAGCCTCCTCCTCCCAAGGATACGGCATTTCTTTATCTGGGTTATCAAGCCAAATTTGCTTGTGTTTTTCCCATTTTTCTGAATAAATAAAACGTTTCGTGTTAGAAATGTTTTTAATTCCCAAAGCTTCTGTAACCTCGGAAAGCTCTCTATCGGCTACAAACAGCTTGAAGGCGTTTTGTTTTTTATACCTGTTTTCTGGCGAGTCCCAATCAATAGGCTTCCTGCCGCGCTTCTTTTTTTCTTCCATTCGCCATAATATAGTATAATCAAATTCTTATGGCAACAGCAATTAACGCTGATGGTGCGGTTGAAAAATATGGAAGGCTTTGGTATCCGCAAAGCGGGGCCGCTGTTACGCCGCTACGAATCGAGATGGACGCATTCCTTGCGGGGTTAACCAAAGAGGATGGAGGGCTTGGCAAGGCCGTTCACTACAAAAATATCGTATCAACAATATGGCCAACCTTCGCTTGGCATAAATGGGCAGAGCTTAGGGCGCAAGCCTTCTGCATGAACAACATAGAGGTTGATGGAAGCAATAGATATGTCAGGGGTGTTACAGGACTCGCTGGCGGAACCGACTCTGGAAAGTCTTGGGACATGGCCGCATTTGGTCTTGTGAACTGGTTTTGCGACCCATTGAACACGATGGTTATTGTAGTTTCAACAAGCAAGATTGACGCAAAACAGCGAATATGGGGCGCACTGGTAAAGATGTATCGTGAGGCTCAGGCGTTGGGTGTGGCTCCGGGGCGGCTAATCGAGTCAATGGACATCATCAAACTTTCTGACGAAGAGGGCAAGGTAATCGACGCCTCCGTTGGCGTGTCCGACGCATCTTCCATCATGCTCTTGGCGGCTGGCGACGAATTTAAGGATGACGCACAGAAGCGACTTCAGGGTAAAAAGAATCGTCGCATTGTTTTAATCATTGACGAATTACAAGACTGTTCTGCTTCCGTGATTAACGAGGCCATTTGGGGATTTAAGGGGGCGCAAGAGCTTTACGTTGTCGGCGCAGGAAACCCATCATCAATCTTTGACCCCCACGGAAAGTTCTGCGAACCCATCAAAGGATGGATGAGCGTTGATGAGGAAACTTCACACTGGAAGATAAGGGTGGCTGGCATTGAGGGAATATGCCTTCGTTTTGACTCTGAAAAAGACAATCCCAACCAGCAATCGTTTGATGCTGGAAAAGGACTGCGTTATCCGTTCCTTCCCAAGCCTAATGATGTTGCTATTGCCAAAAAAGAACTTGGAGAACTCAATCCTCAGTATTGGAGAAAGTTTCGCGGGTTTTGGCCACCAGCGGATGCAGATGATACCACGATTTTTAGTGACATCTTGCTGGCTCGCCACGGCGCATTAGATAAGCCGATATGGGATGGAACACCCAAAGACATAGCTGGGGTTGACCCAAGCTATACAGAAGGTGGAGACAGATTTGTTTTTACGCACCTAAAATATGGAAGGCTCATATCTGGCAAGTGGGCAGTCGCCGTAGAAAAGCAATATGTTCTCAACAGAAGACAGGGGAGCCAAGAAGATTTTCAATACGAAATGATTCATCAAATCAAAGACTTGGCCGAAAAACTGGGAATACCAAATCAGTGGATGGGCGTTGACGCCTCCGCTGGCGGCATCTTTTGGTCTATCGGTGAACGAGAGTTGTTAAAGGGGTGGCACGCGGTAAGTTTTGCTGGGGCCGCATCTGATCTTCCTGTTTCGGCGCAATACGCGCTTAGAAATGAGGCAACAGGAAAGCCACAGGTGGGCAAAGAGCTTTTTCACAACATGGCAAGCGAGTTGTGTTTTGTTGGTAGATATTTCGTTGAAAACGAACAATTAAAAGGAGTCACGCCAGACTTGGCTTGGGAGATGACCCAAAGAAAATATGTTCGCCGCCAAAGAAAAATCATTATTGAATCTAAAACAGACATGAAAAAACGGATTGGCAAGTCCCCTGACTTGTTTGATTCTTTTGCTGTTGGGCTTTTTGTAGTCAGGAAAGTTTTCGGGGCAATGGCGGGAAGCGAGGCCATTGCGGAAATCAAACAAAAGAACAGGGAGGGTTTTAAGAAAATAAAACAACGCTTGACTTTAAGGAGTAATTGGTAAAAAATATTGTCGTATTATTGCATGGAACTCCCAATAACCGAAGTAGATATTTGCATTTTAAAGGGGCAAACCTTTAACCAAACTTTGTTTTGGGAAACGGGAGAACCATCAACGCCAGTAAACCTTGCGGGATACACGGGAAGCATGGAAGTCAAAACCCATCCAAATAGCCCTGATAACATTTTAATCCTAACAACCACAAATGGAAGAATGGTTTTAAACGAACAAACTGGATCAATCAGATTAACCCTGTCTGCAAATGAAACCTCTGCCGTCAATGTGGACGAGGGCGTTCATAGAGTTTATTTGACAAATGGCAGCGTTGTGACCAGAATATTCCAAGGGAAGGTCTATTTTAACACATGAGCAAACTTTGCATTCCGCTACCATCTACTAGCGTGATTGGTGTTGCGTCTTCACAGGCCAGCGCACCAAGCTCTTCTGTTTTTCGCGTTGAAACCGAAATTACAACCGTGAGCGGAAGTGGCAGCAATTCTTTGAAGTCTATTGCAACCGCTACTGGAAGCTCTTATCCCGTAGGAATTTGTGTATTTTTGCCTAACGTAACCCCGCCATCAACGTATCAACTGGTAGCGGCAAATACCGCAGAAAACATCCCGCTTGTTGTGCGTCCCGCTGACTATGCAACGGCCACCAACGAAAAAGTTTGGGTTCAGAGAATGTAACAATGAAAAATATTTTTGCCATTATTGCCGCCCTGTTTCTTGTTGCTTCTGTTAACGCGCAGACAAGAAATGTTGTAGTAAACACTAATAGCGTTATTATTTCTCCGACAAATTTTTGGTCTGCCGATGCCGCCAATGCAAGAAGCGGACTTGGGCTTGGAACCGCCGCAACCAATCCTTCTACAGCTTTTCAGCCGTCATCTTCGGTTCTTACTAATTTGGCTAACAATAATGGCGCAACACTAACAAACATCCCCGTTTGGGGGGTGATTGGAGCTTTGGCAACCAACGGAAATGGTTCTGCGCTTACTAACATTACGGCAAGCAATATTGCGGGAACGGTAGCATTAGCGTCTAACGTAAGCGGAGTAATTGCCATTACAAACGGTGGAACTGGTGCAACAAACGAGGCAACCGCCAGAACCAATCTCGGTCTTGGAAGCGCGGCAACAAATTCTGAGTCAGCGTTCCAACCATCGTCTTCCGCTCTAACGAATTTGGCGAATAACAATGGAATCAATCTAACCAATATTTCAGTTAGCGGCGTTGTTGGTGCGTTGGCCACAAATGGAAATGCCTCTGCGCTTACGAATTTCCCAACGCTAAATCAAAACACCACAGGAACAGCATCTAACGTTACTGGCGTTGTTGCCATCACAAACGGCGGAACTGGCGCAAGCAATGCAGCAACCGCTAGAACCAATCTGGGGCTTGGATGGAGCGCATTAACGAACACGACATCAAGCGGATTCCAGACCGCCCTGTTTGGGGCAAACACAAATCCCGTTCTCGTCAATACCAATGGCTCGGTTGTTAGTCCGACAAACTTTTGGCAATCAGCACCAATTAGCACTACCGTTCAAAGTTTTACTAACGTTACAGGAACATCAACAAATGTTGCCACAAACTCGCGTAATTTGTATTTGTATAGTTTGTCGCCATCAGTTAGCGGCATAACAAACACCATTACCCTTCCAACAAACGGCTCAACATTTAACGGAGATGTGGCAACCATAATTCATTCTGGAAACACGAATTCAACAACGGCAGTTAGACAGCTTGGGTCTTCAACCAATATTATTATTCTTAACCAATTGGACGAAGCCGTAAGGCTCATTTATAAAGAAAATGCTTGGACATTGGCTGACAATATTTCATATATTGAGCCTATTTATTTTTCGGGAACAAATGCTATTGATAATGCTGCGGCTAGCAGAACAAATCTTGGTATTGGGGCAACATGGCTCACCAACACCAATGTAACCAATTTTCGCACGGCCATTGAGCTTGGAGTAACCAACAATGTAACATTTTCAAACATTATCGCCTCTGGAACGCTTACTTCTACTGGAGTTGTTACGGCTGTTACCAACCTTAATGTTGGTGGTGCAATTGCCGTAACAAACGCCGCGCTTACCAGAACCAATCTTGGTCTTCCCTTGCCAGCATTAACCAATACAAGCAACACAAATTTTCAAGCTGCAATTTTTACCACAAATTCCATACCAACAAATTCGGCAAACGTTAACGCAATCAACTTTAATACGGCGGTTGCTTGGATGGGAATAACCGTTGTAACAAATGGCGTAACAAACACGTTTAGAATCCCGCTTTTTCAATAATATGGCAAACGAAGGCAATGCAGAGTTGGAGAATTTAACAGAAACTGGCAGTGCGCCCCAAAAGCGCATTAAGTCTTCTGGAAGTCTTGTAGCAATCGCGGATAAATACATTGAACAAGACGAGGAGGCCAGCTATCTTCGTGCTCGCGCTCAGGCACTAATCAATGGTGAGCCTCCATACGACAGCGACGAACTGCGAGACAAGGGGCTAACTCATGTTGTTAACAGTAATTTTGGCGAAGCTTCTGCTATTATTGAGGCGGCTCTTGCTCCGTATATTGAGCTTCAAAATGGCGTTCCGCGCATTGCCAATGTAATCATGGAATCCTATGAGGGCGATTCAAACGAGGATTCAGAAATTATTTCTGAAGAGTTTGATTGGATGCTCAAAGAGTGGAGCGATTACCCATACAACATGCAATTGCTCTCACGAGAATTTGTTGGTGATGGTGTTGGTGTTGCCATGTGGCCAGACGAAAGAACCATCTTTTGGGAACCATGCGGATTAAAAGATTTTAAAGTTGCCAGAGACACCAAGGTTTCTGACGAGGCAATTGAAGTGGCGATTGTTACTCGGAGCATGTCTGTGAGCCAACTGTATCACTACATCAGAAATCCCAAGGCCGCAAAAGCTATGGGGTGGAACATCAATGCTGTAAAACAGGCAATTTGGAAAGCTTCCACAAAGTCAGATCAATGGAAAAATTATACCCATCACTGGGAAGATTTTGAGCGCGAAGTAAAAGAAAACGACCTTTATTCAGGCGAATCAGCCTACCATCGCGCACAATTGATTTACGGCTATAACCGCGAATTTGATGGCAAATTCACACAGCTTATCTCTTCAAGGGATGCAGACAGCTTTCTTTACGAAAGGTATGGGAAATACAACAATGTTAACAATTGCTTTGTAATCTTCACCTATGGCGTTGGCCAAGGAACCTTTCATACCATTCGCGGACTCAAGCAAAAGATTTACAACCCGATTCAAGTTTCCAACAGAATCCTTTGCCAAGCCGCCCAAGCAGCCATTACCGCAGGGCTAATCCAGTTGCAAGGAGACGCAGAGGCGATTCAAGACTTTCAATACATTGAAGTTGGGCCTTATACATTTATCCCCAATGGATTGACCCCCATTCAGCTTACACCCCCAAGCGTTGCAACACAGGGCATCCCCGTTTATAACCTAATGAGCCAGACGCTTCAGAACAACACTGGTAGCTATCGCTCTCGCTCCGTTAATCCAGACGCACAAGCAAGGTCTGCCACCGAGGTTGTTCAGCAAGCCAGACAGGAATCAACGCTTAATGCTGCCGCTCTTGAATTGTTTTACACGCCATATAACAAATTGCTCACAGAGCAATATCGTAGAGCAGTATCAGAATTTATCACACCTTCTGATCGCGGTGGAAGGCTTGCCTTAGAGTTTCGCGCTCGCTGCAAACGGCGCGGAGTTTCTATTGAGAGAATGAGAAGATTCTTGAAGGTTACGGCAATGAGAGCGATGGGAGACGGTAGCCCCGTTATGACGGAAATGGCATCCAAGCAACTCATGGAGCTTTATTCGTTGATGGACGAGAAGGGCAAGGAAAACACCCTTAGAGCCGTTGTTGCTGGTATCCCCGGTGTCGGATACCAAAAGGTCGATCTGTTTGTTTCCGAGAAAGGCCCAAGGCGCGTTGTTGACTTTGACATTGCCAACCTTGAAAACGGAAACCTTCGCCAAGGCGTTCAGCAAATCGTTCACGATAGCCAAAATCATGCGGTTCATATCGAAGCCCACATTCCGCTTATGGCAGAAATCATCGAGCTTCACCGTCAACAGCAAATCCCAGACGAGCAAGCAATGCAGATTCTTCGTCCTCTGGCAGACCATACCACACAACATCTTGTGTTCTTCTCAAGCAACAGCTTCCGCAAGCAAGAGGTAAATGAACTTAAACGGCAGTTGCAAAACGTCACGGCATACGTTGACGAGCTTGAACAGCAAGTCATCAACAGAATGATGTCCGAGCAAAACAAAATGCAGGAACAAGCCCTTGAAGGTCAACAACAAGGCCAGCAACCCAATCCCAAAGACATGATTGAGTTGGAGAAGGCGCAAATCAAACTTGCGGAAATGCAAGAAAAGCGTTTAATGAACCAAGAGGCCCACGCGCAAAGAATGGAAACTATTCGTCAGCAAATGAGCTTGAATGATCTTAAAACAAAAAGCTCAATTATGCAAAAGTCAACAACACCGCTGGCAGGAACAGGAAGACCCCCGATGGCCCAAGGTGTTTAAAATAATTCTGGACAGGCCGCTTGGATTCATATAGCAAGTAAGAACAAATGGAATGGACAGATCAAGACGCTCGTGAGTGGGCGAAAACTTGGGAGCAACCGCACATGCTCAAAGGTTTGAGAATTATCGCCAAAAAGGTAAGACCCCGCCGTATGGTTGGGCAAGTTGCACAAGGGTTTGACCTGTCTCCAGTCTTTATTAAGACGTGTGGATTTTACGAGGGTGGACAAGAAGTTCTTGACCTTGTTGAAATTTTGGCTAATGGAAGAGTGGAGAACAAACCGAAAACAGAACTTCCAGAACCCTTCTCACATATAACTACAGAAAAAAATAAATAATCATGTCAAACGCAATCCTTAATAGCGCACTTACTGGCGAAGCAGATTTCGCTGGAGCCGTTCTTGGTAGAAATCAAGAGGCCACCCCCGAACCCGTTGCAGAGCAACAGCCAGCAACCCCAGAACCAGAAAAAACGGCTGAGAAAACGGAGGCCAAAGAACAGCCCAAGCAAGAAGAGAAAACCAAAGCCCCAACCAGAGAAGTTGAAGAAAAAACCAAAAAAACTGAAGATGTTGACATTTCTAAACAAACTGAAAAAGTTACTGAAAAAACCGAAAGCAAAACTGAAGATTCTTCTGCTTCCGACTCTGATCTTCCTGTCAACCCCCATTTTAACGACAAAGAGGTTGCAGATAAACCCGCTGGCGATGATTCGGAAAAAGGACTCGCTTCTTGGAAAGAGCACAAAGCGGAGCTTAAAAAAGCGAGAGAAGAAAGGGACAGGCTCGTTGCGGAACTTAAAGCCGCAAAAGAAGCCGCCTCAACAACGACTTCCTTTGAAGCCGAAAACTACAAAAAGGAAATCGAAGACTACAAAACAAAAATCGCAGAACTCAGCAGAGAGCTTAAAACAGCCAACTTTGAGCGCAGTCCAGAATATGTTGAAAAGGTCAAAAAGCCGCTAAACGGATTGCAGGGTGATCTTCGCGCAATTGCAGAAGCCAACGATGCCGATTTTGGCAAGCTCTGGCAAGCTGTTACGGAACCCGACATTCGCAAGCGCACTGACAGTCTTGAAGACCTTATTGGCGACTTCAAGCGCATGGAGCAGCTTGAGGTTGTTAAGCTTACGGAGAAGTATCACAATCTGGCGTCCGAGCATGAACGCTTTCAAAAAGATGCGGAATCCCTTGTGGAAAACGAAAGAGCAAGACGCGCCCAAGAGGAGCAGGAGTTTATTGAAAACGATCTTCGCCTTCAGAAAGCCTTTACTTCACAAACTTGGACGGGGCTTGAAGACCGCTATGACTTCCTCAAAGAAATTGACGGGCAAGACGATTGGAACAATCACATTAGAACTGCCAAGAAAACGGCGGCAGAGACAAACCTAGACCGACTAAGCATTGAAGACAGGTCTGCAATTCTTGCCAAAGCTTCGGTTGTTCCATTCTTGGAGTCTGCTATCAATCATTATTCGGCGCAATTGGCCAAAGTTTCTGAAAGCAAAAACGCCGAAATTGCCGAACTCAAGAAACAGATTGAGGGTCTGGTTGGTGCTTCTCCGAATCTTGGAACCGCCACTACAGACAACAGCGATGTTGAAGAAGATATTGACGATAAAAGACTAACCAATTTTGGAGCGTCTATTTTGGGACGATAATATTTCCCCCTAATCACAATAGAGGAGTGAGAGTAAAATCTCGCTCTTCTTTTTTTGTTGACAAGGCATTGTCATTATAGTAGATTCAATTATGACTTAGCCGAATTGGTCACGGACGCTGGTTGGTGAGCGACATCGCCTCCTAAAACTAATAGCTGTCTATACCCACCGCAGCATGGGAAAAATCGCAAGCGGTCAGATAATGCGTGTGCATTATTTAAGACTTAATGCAAAAACAAAATTAGATTAAATAGGAGAATTTAATATTATGTCAGCCCCTACTGGACTCACTTGCGAAGCTATCAATGATAACTTCCAGAGAGAAACCGGACGTATTGCCCTTGGCACTCATCGTCTTGGCCTCTATAAAGACCCGTATCTGCGTTTTGT